CTCCTGTTTCTACCTTGGAGCCTATCATGGACATCGTTATCAAGAGTTCGGTTGGGAAAAGCTTTCAGGCTTCTCTCGACCCCGTCTTCGTTCAACGCCTACTCGACCTCGCGGTCGGAGATGCTGAGCAGAGGAAGATGGAGACGATCAGCAATGACGTCTTCGTCCCGCACACCGAGTATTCGTCGAAGGACGAGTCCGAAGTGCGGCTGGGACTTAGTGACGCTTTGCGCCAGAATCTGTCTCACGACAGTTATGCGCCTTCCGTAATGGAGGCGTGGCGCGAGTTTTTTGCTGAGTTCAAACTTCTTGACAGTGGTGCCGGTGATGACAAGACTTGCATGGGGGCATTTGTGTCCCTGTGCGAGTTGCTTCAAGGTTAAGTTAACAGTCGAAGATCTATCTAACCGCATGGGCTTATGCCCAGGGTTCTCTTGGCTCGCGCCGAGGGGGGGTTATCAAAAATGACAACAGGTTCTAACACTATCGATGGTACCATCGCGCAAGCGTGGTACGACGCTGGCTATTATGGGGGAACCAATCCCATAGGCCGTTACAGAACCCGAAGCTGGTCCGGGGCGGACTCTCCCGCAAGGGAGAGAATTGCTCGTGATCTAGCAGACGGTGTAGCGGTCCGCTACGTTGATCGACGTGGTAGGGAGCGGTATTTCTACTCGTCCCAACGACCTCCGAAAAGGTCGAGGCGGTTGGAAGAGCACGCCTACTCTATGTCAGCCCATGACGAGTTTCATCCTTCATGCAATCTCACCTTGGTGGGAGACTATGGAGGAACGAGGACTTTTACTGGGGTAACTCCATTCCGCCTTTATGGCGGGTACTTCGCGCCCGGTGGTGGTGGTTTTGCTGGATCCTCAGGGGTTCAGTGGACTGCCAATGATGACATCAACCTCATCAACCGCCTTAAGACGCGGATACGTGGCTCCGATTTTAATATGGGTGTGTTTCTCGGCGAAGGCCATGAAACGCTTGCCATGATCGGGGATGCAGCTTTGACAATTGCTAGTTCGTTAAGATCCCTTCGGAAAGGGGATGTATATACGGCTACCCGTATTTTGTTGAAGAACGGTAAGCCTCTCTATCGGGGGCGACTCAACCGAGTCGCTGTTAGACGAGGGGCTGTTGACGAGTTGTCAAACAACTTGTTGGCACTGAGTTGGGGTTGGATACCCCTTCTTCAGGATATGCGCTCAGGTGCTGAGTTGTTAGCTCATAAACTGAACGTACCATTTAGCACGCGGAACCGTGTAGCGATCGTAAAAAAGTCGCCGCATAGTTTCTCTACGTGTACGATGGCCGGTGGCTGGGTCCGCTCAAAGCAGATCATAGCCATACTCTCGGAGCCGGAATCTATTCCGAAGATGCTGGGTCTTACCGACCCCTTGTCTATTGCTTGGGAGTTGACGCCTTTCTCGATGTTAGTGGACTACGTTGTCCCCATTGGGTCTTGGTTGGAAGCTAGAGCCTTTGCCTCTGGTCTGACTGGGAAATTTATCACCACATCCATACTAAGATGCGATGCCCATGATGTGTCATTCGGTAAAACGTATGAACGCGTCCCAGGCTATGTGTCCCACATGGAAGGTGACTCTAAAGGAGCGTACCTTCGATATACCACCCTTGATAGGTCTATATCGACATCCCTGAGCATACCGAAACCAGTCGTAAAACCGCTGGACAAGGTATTCTCCGTAAGGCATTGTATAAATGCCCTGGCTCTCTTAGCGCAAGTGGCGAAGGGGCCGTTGAAAAGTGCGGATGACAAGTTGCTTGATGCTGCGTTGGAGTTAAATCCGACTAGGCGTCAGCTTCGTTCCCAGTTAAAAGCTGGGGATGCGGGCTCATTTCGCTTTATGTAAGTTTATCCTTTCAAGGAAAATAACCATGGCTCAAATAGCCGACATTATCGCCTTCGATGGCGAATCGACTCCTGTACAGCATACTTTCTATGCGGACCACGTGGAATACGTTAACGGTGATCTTACTGCCTATTATGAGGAGAAGGTCGCCAACGTTCCCGCCTACGCACAGGGTACTGCTCTCTTGACCCGCCGCAAGGTGAAGTCAGGAATGGTACGGAGCGCGCTTCGGGTCAACATTCATGCCCTGGAGCAAGCAGCTGGTCAGAACCTCGCTGGGTACACGGCACCTCCCAAGGTGGCAAATACCGACTCCTACGAGATGGTTCAATGGTGGGCGCCGCGGTCGATCTCTCAAGGTCGGCAGAACGTGCGCACACTTGCGAAGAATATCATAAATGGGCAGACGACGACGCAGACCCCGACAACCTCGGGCTTCTTCTACGACGCGCAGGTCCGTGATATTTGGCCCAATTAAAAACTGGGTCGCCCTCGAGTAGGCCAGCCGCAATGGCTGGTCTGGTCTCACCCCAACGGGTGACATCCTATTATCTTTGTTTCATAACAGGAGTTAATAATGCATCATGCATCATGGATAGACGAGAGTTCGCCAGATGAATCGCTTGCAATCATCAGGGAACTCGCCTTTGCTCACGCCCTCCGCGGAGGGCATCAAGGGGAACTTATCGCATACTTCATTGTGTGTGACGATTACCTTTCGATCTGTGAGTTTGAACTGGACTATGACACTCTTACGACAGCCGAAGCGGCAGAATGCCGCCAAGCCCTCGCATTTTACCAAAAGTGCGATTACATCGTTTTACCGGGGGTTGACCCTCGGGAAGTGGCTAAGTCGAAATTCAAGGAAGCCGAACTAGCCTGCCAGTCAACGAACGAGATATTCCGACTACGACGCGCAGGGCTCTTTAATTTTGAGCCTTGGGTTGACTCTGCAGTCCGCAGAGCTCAACATAAAATAGCGCGTGTGTTAGGACGTCTCCCGCACGTTCGAGATCTAAAGCTACGTTTCGGCCCGGGCGCAACGACCCTTACCAAGAAGAAAAATGCTAGCGTGGTTGAAAAACTACAAGCTGGTGTTTCTTGTAGCGAGTCTCTCCTTCCCTATGCCTCGCGGCTGCTGGAAGAGATGCCTCAACTGACTGCCTTACACAATACCCTTCCCCCGGATCCACACGCAAGTCTTCTCGCTGAGAGGCAAGAAGCCGTGATGGAAGTGAACCTCCTCCTACAACAACTCGACGGTACCTCTAAAAAGGAACGCGAGGAAATTCTGGAGAACTTGGCACACTGGGAGGGCGAAGTCGCACGTTTGGATCGCGAGATCCCGATGCGAGAGTTAGTGGAAGTCGTTGAGCGCTGCCCCGTCGTGATCAACGACGGTGTAGTTGAATTCGTCCCGAAGAATGCGAAGACGCATCGGTCGATCGTTAAAGAGCCTAGCCTGAATACGATGATTCAGTTGGCACTCGGCGATTATATGGCCTCGCGTTTGCACGCATTTGGTATCGACATTCGGAACCAAGAGATTAACAAGTCTCTTGCGAAAGAAGGGTCGTTAACTGGGGAACTTGGCACCCTAGACCTGTCTTCAGCCTCTGACACAATTTCATCTGAGATTGTACACGAACTTCTGCCTTTAGAGTGGGCTTTTATGCTCAACTCTTGTCGGACAGACAAGGTTCTCCTTGACGCAGAGCGCGTCGACCTTGAAAAGTTCTCCAGCATGGGAAACGGTTATACGTTTCCTCTTGAGACCCTTATCTTTTGGGCTCTAGCTTCTTCGGCTGCTGAAGATGGTTTCGCCTCCGTTTACGGGGACGATATCATCGTAAGCACACACTCTGTCAATCGCGTGATGCGACTTCTTGAAGTGTGCGGTTTCTCGATAAATCGAAAGAAGAGTTACTGGACTGGCTCCTTTAGGGAGTCTTGTGGAGGCGATTTCCTTCGTGGAATTGATATCCGGCCCTATTATCACAAAAAAGTGATAACGGGAATGGAGCTCTTTAAGATGCACAACTTTTACGTTAGGCATCATAATCCTGAGATGGCAGCGTGTGTCTTAAAACACATACACCCGTCTCTGAGGATCTATGGACCGGATGGTTATGGGGATGGTCACCTCATCGGTGATTGGAACCCTCGACGCACGAAGCGTCAGAGAGACCACGGCTATGGAGGAGTACTTTTCGACACTTTTAAGCTCGGGGACCGGAAGGACTTCCGACCTGAGCGGCGAGGTGACGCAGCACTACCTACTTATAGCATCTACACTCGTGAGAGTGGTGAAGCTGTACTTTCCCTTCGTGACGCGGCTGCAAGGCCACTAACGAACGAACAGTTTGCAATCGTCGCGAGACGCTACAGGATGTTCGTTGGGAAATGCCCGGTTGGGCTCTCACAGGCTAAAACCCTGGGAGATCAGATACCCGAGAGGGTATCGCCCGTTAACGGGGTGACTTACAAGTTGCCCTCGTTGCCCGGAGTGGATGGATATCGGAAAGTTTCGATATACACATTTGATCCAGGCCGCTAAGGCCTTGCGAAAGCTGGAGGAGGTGCC